TCAGCGCGCATTTGTATTTTCTGACACACGGCATCTTCAATCTTACTCATACAACCTCACTCAGCGCCATCCGAAACGCATCAATCATTAACATATTCTTGGCATTCATCCAGTGGGATGCGCGTGTAATAAACTTACTGATTTGCTCGTTGCTAGCTTTCTTACCCAACTTATCCATTCTGTTATGCAGCCATAACTCGCAGGCCTCTTCAAATTCTTCTTCAATCATCCATCAATCCATCAATAAACGCATCCACAGCCGCGCTAGCAACAAGAAAACCACCCAGCAATAGCGATATAGCCAAAATAATAATTTCAGCCGTTATGACAATTGTGGTGCGTATTAGCGTAATCATTTCAGCCCTGTACTGCCAAATCCACCTTGGCCACGGTCAGATTCTGGTAATTCTGTAACCACCATAAAATCGGCTCTTATTACCGGACAAATTACGCCTTGGGCTATTCGTTGCTGCGGTTCAATTTTGAATGGTGTTTCTGATGAGTTGTACAAAATAACGCAAACTTCATTCCGAAAGCCAGCATCAACGGTGCCTGGTGAGTTCATCACAGTTACACCGTTCTTAAGCGCAGTACCAGAACGTGGTCTAATCTGTAGCTCGCAACCTTCCGGCACAGCCACAGCCAGTCCGGTTTTAATCAGCAGCACTTGATACGGATATAACCACTTTTCTTGCTCAATGTCCGCTCTTAAATCAAATCCAGAATCAGTAGCGTGTTCGTATTCTGGAACGCGTGCGGTTTTGCTAAGTAATTTAATTTGAAGAATCATTTTTGAACCTCTCGTTATCCTCGTTTGAATAGGGGCTACCAGCTCGGCCAACGAGGGATAAAGCCTGACCATAAGTTGCGAACTTTTGGTTGCTGGTAGTGGTTAAATAATAACGTAATTTAAACAAAAATCGACTGTTTTTTGTTTAAAAGCGGCTGCTCCCTATAGTTACAAATTTTTTCCTTATAAATCAACGTTGTAACTACTGTAACTACCTGTAACACTATTTTTCCTATTATTCCTATTCTTTACATTATATGTATATCTTCTTATACTTATCATTTTTACTGTTACAGTAGTTACAGTAGTTACAACGTTGATTTATAAAGGGAATTTTTGTAACTACCTTTGTTTTAAGGTAGTTACAAATTGCTTAAGGTAGTTACAAATCGGCTTCAAAATCGATTTTCGCCCAAGCTCTCAGCACTTTTCCGCCCTTCCGCACCAGCTTATTATCAAAGCCCAACGCTTTTAAAATGTTCCCAACGCGAATTTGTTCCTTACGATTAATGTGTTTATCGTCAAATTTTAGGGCAGAAACCAGCACCTCATGGCTCGTTAAAAACGGCGAATCAATCGGTTTTTCACCCGTTAATAAATCCGGTTCGTGCAACCAATTATCGACAACGGTTTCCCAAATATCGGAAATCATGTGTTGGCCATGCACCTCAACACCTAAGTTTTCAGCCTCTTTATACTCAATGCCATTGGCTAAAAATCGCGCCTTACCCTCTGCCCAAAGCTGCAACCTATCCCGCACAATGGCCGCAACATCCACTTTACCTGACTGACCAATCTTAATAGGTAGCCACCGCCGGTTTCCGGTTTCATCAGCTAAAAATTGGTCTTGATTAGTGGTTCCAATAAACACTAATCGGCGTGGAAACTTGGTATTAAACTCTTTAAATTTAGGTGTCCATTCTTCATGGGTGCGCGTAATAAACGCTTTTATACTTTCAATATCCCTTGAATTTAACCCTCTTAATTCACCAATCTCAGCTACTAAAGAACCGCGCATCTTGCGACTCAAATCAGCGTCTTTTTCACCAATCAACGACACTTCAGTAAAAAACTCAATATCCGGCACAATCGCAGCAACTGCCGTTGATTTGCCAGCGCCTTGATTACCAACAAAAATAGGTGACATGTCGGCCTTAATACCTGGTGATAAGACACGACCAGCCAAAGCCGTCCATAAATAAGAACCAACCGATTCAGCGTAATAGGTTTCGATTGCGCCCATATAATCGGTCATAAAATTGTTAATCCTCGGCACACCATCCCATTCCAAACGATTAATCCATTCGATAGCTGAATCAAATTTGTTTTCAGACGCAACAAACAACACAGCATCACGAATCAACTCACGACCTACCGGCTTAAAACCTTTAGCGGCTAAATTAATCCGAATTTCAACATAATTCTCATCCCTAAAAGTTACCCATTCCTCACAATCACACGGTGAATAAACAATCTCATCTTTAAATTCATCAAACCGAATCTTTATCCCCGCAAAATGACAAGACATCAGTGCTTTGCAAACGTTTTCGATGGTTGCTTCAATCTTCCCCTTCTTATCGCGTTTAAAATTCGGTAACCGCACTTCATCAGCTACAGACTCAATCAATTCAAAATCAGCTTGCACATCATGCTCAAAGCCAATCGCATCAAAAAAATCTGAATCAGTACGCCCTTCACAATGGCCGTGGAAACAATTAAAATGACCTGCGTCATAACCATTACTACCGGCTAAAAACCAAACGGTTGAACCATCGCCAGTGTTTCCGGTGGTGTGTAATTCGTCCCACGGACAAACCAAAGTTATTTTTTCATCATCTTCTTCAACAACCTTATCACCATCTCTAAGCCACTTGGCCACAGGGTCGTCTTTAACAACCGTCACACCTTTTTTACGTTCTGCGCCATTGCTTACAACGACATCGCCTACAGCGAACATGTCAACCAACACCGACCATAAACGTTCGAATTGCTCAATACTTAACACTGGCAAAACGACCGGCAATCCATCGTGCCACTCATAAACAACACCACTGGGATGGGTTCCGATTGCAATAAACTGTTGTCCGTTACCTAATATTTCAACAATCCCAGAATCAACGGTAAATTTACGCTTTGGGAAATCCTCCGCTTCCAGCTTAAAAACTAGCAAACGCTTAGCCGAATTCGGTCTACGTCTAGCAGGTAATGCAAACCCCAGTTCTTTAGTCACAGCATCTTCAATCATTTCAGCTTCAAACTCATCAACAGCGTCAATGTCGATTGCTCTAGCCAAACGAGTTTGCAAACAAATACCGTAATCGCTAACTTTCGACCACTCTGCAATTTCATTGTTTGTCGTGCGTTTGTTTGTCCAATCTTTAAACCCAATCACTTTTCCGTTGCGGTTGTAAACAGACGGTGTTTTGCCTAACTCTTTAATAGCTGATTTTTCAGAAATAAGAGCGCTTAGATTAGACACAACCGGCAACAAATCTTGACCTAAGCCCAACACATTATGAAAATGCGTCCAATCAGCAACACATGCGCCATTATTGTTCCCCATCAGCTTCCCCTAAAATATCAACCGCCTTAAACTCGCCATCAGTAATTCTTTCAATGTTGATTGCTTGTTTAGGTGGTATATTCTTCGCCCCGCTCAACCACAGCGTAATATTTGATCGCTGAATACCTAAGGCTCTAGCTAGTTTGGCTTTAGAGCCGAAATGCTTAATCACTCGTTTAATTTCCATTGCATTTCCTTAATTGATGTTGTAAAGTTTAACTCTGTTAAACATCATACACCAAAAAAAGGAAAATAAAATGTCAATCGAAAAACAAATTGAAAATTTAATAAAAGCTATTGAAGCTAATACACAAGCGTTGTTAGCAATGCAGCAACAAGTGCCCTCCCCTGCTCAAGAAACCGCCCCACCTACGTCAGAACTAGCCCCTGCACCTACTGCTGAAGATTTTGTTGAACTCGATAGGGAAGGGCTGAAGGATTTAGCATTAAATATTCTGCGGGATAAGCCCGAACACAAACAAACCATCAAAGCTTATTTAGCTGGATACGGTGCCACCACAATTGCAAAACTAAAAGATCAACACTTAGCCGATGTGCAAGACTTTTTAGAGCAACTGAAATGATAAAACACGCTAAGTTATCGGCATCAGGCGCACACCGTTGGCTTAACTGTCCTGGCAGTGTTAAAGCTGAAGAAAACTTACCGGACAAACAAACGATATTTGCTCAAGAAGGCAGTGGCGCGCATGAGTTAGCAGAAATTGCGTTATCTAAACGGATTAATCCGTTTGATTGGGTTGATAAACCGCTGGTTACGGAAAACGCGATTATTGTTAATCAAGAAATGGCGGCAAACGTCCAGCGGTATATTGATTACATCAATCAGTTTCAAGGACAATTATTTGTTGAAACACGCGTTGATTTTAGCCAATGGGTGCAAGAAGGCTTTGGCACTGCCGATGCGATTATCATTAATAATGATGTAATTCGAGTGATCGATTTAAAGTACGGCAAAGGCGTCAAAGTATATGCCGATGATAATCCGCAAGGCATGTTGTATGCGCTGGGCGCGTTGTCTGATTTTGGCGTTGTGTACGACTTTAAAACCGTTGAAATCGCTATTGTACAACCACGCATTGACCACATCAGCGAATGGTCAATATCTGTTGAAGATTTATTGCAATGGGGCGAATGGGTTAAAGAACGGGTTGAACTAACTTTAACAGATGACGCACCGCTTATCCCCAGCCGCAAAGCGTGTCAGTGGTGCAAAGCTAAAAGCACATGCGAACAAGCGTACACACGCAACAAACAATCAATATTAAATGACTTTGAAATAGTTGACAGTTAAACACAGTTAAACTAAACTAGCTTTGCCTTAGGGCATCAATCAAAATAAAAGGAAAAATAAAATGGCAAAAATTAAATTATCAAACGTTCGTCTGTCTTACCCTTCTTTGTTTCGTAAAGCTAACTTTAACGGTGAAGAAACAAAATACGAAGCGACTTTTTTACTGAACAAAGACAGCCACGCTGCTTTGATTAAAGAAATTAAAGCGGCTATTGATGACAAAATTAAAACCGATTTAAAAGGCATTAAATTGGCATCAGACAAAATTTGTCTTAAAGATGGTGACGATTCTGGTAATGATTCTTACGCTAATCATTACACATTAAAAGCGGCTAATAACAAACGCCCGCTGGTCATTGATAAAGACAAAAGCCCATTGTCTGAAGATGACAACCGCATTTATTCTGGTTGTTATGTTAATGCTAGTATTGAATTGTGGGTGCAAAACAACGCGTATGGTAAACGCATTAACGCGACATTGTTAGGCGTTCAGTTTTATAAAGATGGTGAACCGTTTGCTGATGGTGGTTCAACTGCCAGCGTTGATGATTTTGACGCGTTTGACGATGATGACGATGATTTATAAGTTAGACTAACGCAAAACCAGCCGCTAGAAATAGCGGCTTTTTTATTCTTATAGGCTACTCCTATGTTAATTATCGATTGTGAAGTTTATTCAAACTATTTTCTGTTTGCCTGTATCAATGTTGATTCTGGCAAAGTCACTTACATTGAAAAATTCAACGACAGCGCATTTGATACAAAGCTGTTAGCTAAAGCAATGTCAAAGCACACAACTGTTAGTTTTAACGGTTTATCGTACGATTTACCCATTATCAGCACCGTTTTAAATGGCAAAACTAACGCACAAATCAAAGCGTTTTCAGACGCACTGATTAAAACCAAAGCACCGGCTTGGCGCATTTGTAAAGATCATAAAGTTACAATACCTAAACAATGGGATCATATTGACTTAATTGAAGTTGCGCCAGGTCAAGCGTCATTAAAAATCTATGGTGGACGTTTAAACGCGCAAAAGCTGCAAGACTTACCTATACAACCAACCGCAACAATTACAACTGAACAAGCTAAACAATTGCGCGAGTATTGTTTGAACGACTTGTTAACCACCCAATTGCTGTATAAAAAGTTGCTTCCTCAAATTACGTTGCGTGAATCAATGTCGCAGCAATATGGCTTGGATTTACGCTCTAAATCAGACGCACAGATTGCTGAAGCGGTAATTAAATCCGAACTTGAGAAAGAAACCGGCAAAACGTTTAAACCGTTCAAGTTGCCTGAAGGTTACACGTTCCGCTATCAAAACCCTAAAATTATCAATTTTGAAACTGAGCAATTACAAACCATTTTTGATCGGATTTTAAACACCGATTTTAATTTGTTTGATACCGGCTCGGTAAAAATGCCGGGGTGGTTAGAAAAACAAAAAATAAAAATTGGTAAAGGCGTTTATCAAATGGGTATTGGCGGATTGCATAGCACTGAAAAATGCCAATTTGTACAGCCTACCGCCGGACAGTTTTTATGTGACATGGATGTTGCTAGTTATTACCCCTCTATCATATTGCAGCAACGCCTTGCACCTAAGTCGTTGGGTAATCCGTTTTTAAATGTTTATCAATCCATTGTTAGCCGCCGGATTAAAGCCAAACGCGAAGGCGATAAAGTCACAGCAGAAACCTTAAAAATTTGCATCAACGGTTCGTTTGGCAAATTAGGCAGTAAATATTCAATGTTGTACGCACCGGAGTTGCTGTTACAAACCACTATGACTGGTCAATTAGCTTTGTTGATGCTGATTGAAGCGTTAGAGCTTAACGGTATCCAAGTTGTTAGCGCGAATACAGACGGAATTGTAATTTTATGCGATAGAGTTAAAGAGGATTTGCTTGGGGAATTGACATTTGACTGGATGCTGTCAACTAGCTACGACTTAGAACGCACTGATTACGCGAGAATAGCGTCAAGAGATGTAAATAACTATGTCGCAGTTAAGCTGGACGGCAAAACAAAAGGAAAGGGTGTATTTGCCGACATTGGCTTAAGCAAAAACCCAGACGAGCTAATTGTATTTAAAGCAGTAGCCGCTTCCGTGGCGAATAACGCCAGCATTGAACAAACAATTAAAACCTCAACGGATATTAACGATTTTGTAACTGTTCGGCGGGTTGAAGGCGGCGCAATCTGGAACGGCGAATATTTGGGCAAAGCGGTCAGGTTTTATCATTCAAGATTAATTCCCCAATCAGATGTTATTGCATACGCTAAGAACACTAACAAAGTGCCGAACAGCCAAGGTTGTCGCCCTCTAATGAATTATTCTGATAGTTTTCCAAGCGACATTGACTTTGATTATTACATTAACAAAGCGAACGAACTATTAACTGCGGTGGGTTATGTGTCAACTTGAGCGCGATATTGAAAAAGCTTTGGTAGCTAAGGTTAAAAAACTGGGTGGCACCTGTGAAAAATTTACCAGCCCTGCCCGTAGAGCGGTGCCGGACAGATTAATCACATTACCAGGCGGCGTTATTATTTTTGTAGAGTGCAAAGCACCTGACAAACGCCCAACCTTGGCGCAACAACGTGACCACGACAAACGCCGCGCAATGGGCTGTGATGTGCGCGTAATTAATACAATAGAGGCGGCGAATGCGTTCCCGAAATGATTTACACGATTATCAAAAAACCGCAGTGGAGTTTATTAAGTACAAAAAACGCTGTGGGTTAATTTTAGACTTGGGCTTAGGTAAAACGGTTACAACATTGACCGCGTTATCTGATTTAAGCGATAGTTTTGCCGTTGATAAGATTTTGATTATCGCTCCTTTGCGTGTTGCAAATTCCGTATGGCAGCAAGAGGCTTCTCAATGGGCGCATTTAAAACATTTAAAAGTGTCAATATGCACAGGCAGCGAAAAAGAACGGATTGAAAGTTTACGCAAAGATGCAGACGTTTACGTTATCAATCGCGAAAACGTGGTTTGGCTAGTTAATTTATATCAAAAACGATGGCCGTTTGATTGTGTGGTTATTGACGAATCAAGCAGCTTTAAAAGCGCCAGCTCCGCCAGGTTTAAAGCGTTAAAGAAAGTTTTGAAATTAACTGAATACATGATTTTATTATCCGGCACACCGGCGCCAAACGGTTTATTAGATTTGTGGTCGCAACTGTATTTGATTGATTCCGGTTTGTCATTAGGTCGTACTATGCGCGACTATAAACAACGATTTTTTGAATCAGATTACATGGGTTACAAATTCACCCCACGCGCTAATGCTGAAGAAACTATCCAGCAATTAATTAAGCCGGTTATGTTATCAATGTCGGCAAACGATTATTTGACTATGCCTGAACGCATTGACTTAATTGAACGTGTCAATTTACCGGCCTCAGTTAAAAAAGATTATGCAAAGTTTGAAAAACAATTGTTTTTGGATTTAGGTGAACATGAAATTGAAGCGATTAACGCCGCTGTGTTGTCGGGGAAATTGTTACAGTGGGCAAATGGTGCAGTTTATGTTGATGAGAATCAGCATTATGCGGTTATTCATGATGCTAAATTAGACGCACTTGAAGAACTGCTGGAAGTAACTAATGAAAACGTTTTATTAGCGTATAACTTTAAAAGCGATTTAGAACGTTTATTAAAACGTTTTCCTGATGCTGTGCAGCTTGATAAGAATCCCACTACGGTTACACGCTGGAACGATGGGCAAATCAAACTATTATTAGCGCATCCTGCTAGTGCAGGGCATGGATTGAATTTGCAGTATGGCGGTTCACTTATTGTCTGGTTTGGGCTCAACTGGTCATTGGAGCTATACCAGCAATTTAACGGACGTTTGCACCGCCAAGGTCAGCAAAAGCCAGTCAGGATTGTGCATATTGTTGCAGACGGCTCGATTGACGAAAGAGTGATAAAAGTATTAGCTAAAAAGGACGCTACACAAAAAGATTTATTATTAGCAATTAAAAATGTTTGACATTGTTAAACAATAGCACTAAACTAACCCCAACATCAACGCAACGAGGGTTAAGACGATGAAAACATTAACAGCAAAAGAAATTGGAAAATTTGACAGCGCAAATAGATTTTATATTCATGCTGAATTTCATACAGAATCATCTAAATCAATTAGAAATCCATCACGAAGCTGGCCTTATTCACAATATAAACACATTTTTACAAAAAAATACGCTAAACAATTAGCTGAAATATTAAATGTTGATTCAGTTCAAATTGTAGGTTAATACCATGAGCAAACTAAACTGGTTTGAAATAACATTACTGTACATTATTAATGCAGTAATTATCGTCTGGGCATTTATTGGAGGCTTCTAATGTGTAATGATACATTCAACATTAAAGGCATCGAATTTGAAGTAGAATTTGAACTCGACATTGAACACCCAAGCGGAGACCTTTGGGTCATGATAGAGTCAATCGCTATTGATGGTGTTGATGTAACAGAAATTATTGCTGATGCATGGGTTAATTTAATCCAGCATCAGATATACGAGCGCTCCATTCGCAGCCGCTACGATAGGGCTGCTTTTTTTGCCTAATGACGGGAGTCCTCCAGCTCCCAAAAAAGACTGGAGCAGTCAAGGGTCTGCATGATGAAATCTGGCTAAGGCCGCAGACAAAGAAGTCATCCTAAGCCCACTGGGTTAATGTGGGCATTTAAATACTTGAGGGAGTATCACATGTCAGCAAAAGAATTACGCGCTCAAGAGGCGCTAGTAAACCGCAGTAATGCGTTAAATCACATCTTAATTAATAACCAAAAACAAATAGCCGACCTTGAAACGCAACTAAAAGCGTACCAATGGGGCATTGCTATTTGCGGGTTAATTATTGGATTGGCGGTTTTATGAAATCCATCTACTTTTTAATTGCCATGTCCGCTATTTCAGCCGGCAAAGCCTTTGCAGACGAGCGGCACTGTTTAGCCAAAATCATGTACGCCGAAGACCAAAGTTTTGAGGGTGCAGTAGCTGTGGGTCAAGCAACAATAACGCGCGCAGACAATCAAGAGGTTAGCGTTTGTGATGTCAGAGGCGTTAAGCGTAAAGCATTGCCAAAGCCCATAGCGCCGTATTATTTGGCTGTTGCTGCTGAGCTACTCAACAAGCCTAAAACCAGCGTAGTGGGCAATGCAGACAGTTGGAATACAGGCAAAAAACCACGTCAGCCTGGGAAGATAACTAGAATAATTGGAAATCATGTTTATTACGAGGCGAGATAATGAAAGCGCTATTTAAAGCAATAAAGGTCATGGATGAATTAATACAAACATCAGAATTGTGGCACCTGCCACCTGGCTTAAAAGAGAACGCACAACAAGCGAAATTACAGTTGATTGATGAGGTTAAAGCCGAGGCTAAATCGTTGCGCCAGCAAGCTGAGTTTACGTTTAAACAAGCACATGACCGTCATATTAGCGGTGGTAAAGAAACGCAGGTTAAACGCATAATGAAAAGCGCGCAAGAGTTTGAAAACATGGCAGTGGAGCTGGAAACATGGCTAACGAAAGTTTAATTACGCTAGAAGAATTTGCAGAGATTATAGGCGTAAACAAAGATTGTTTGCGAAATCTTAGGGTAAAAATAGGCATTCCAAACCCGATTATTGACAGACGAACCGGCCAGCCGGTTGTCAATAAATCACTGTATGACCGCCAGCAATTAATGTTCTGGTATGAAATTAACGATGTTAAAAAATCGTTATACGAGGCAAGAACTGGCAAACCTTATGAGGATAGACACAAGCGCTATATACGCAAAGAAAATAAAGCACCGAGAAAGGCCGCACAACAGCCGTCAAGCATGATAATGGCGTTTTTAATGGGTAAATACGACCATCCTGATAAACGCCACTCAGATGAGCGCAGATTAGACAAAGCGCGGGAACGTATGCCACAAACTCGAAAAGTGCAGATATACAATGAAGCATGGGTCAAGTAAAAGCTGTGCTTGGTGTGGCGAAGAACTGGTGACTAACTATCAACGCCAGGCATACCATGCCCAATGCCAGCGGGATAGATACCACCAGCGCACTAACCACACTAAGAGCGAAAAAGAACACAACGCAGAGATAGAAGCGTTATTGATTAAAACACTGCCGGAGTTATTTGGGTGAAAAACCGCAAGCGTGAACTACACGACCAGCTTTTAAAATTTATTGACGAACATGGCCCAACAACAAAACGTGGCATCCGTCTAGCATTTGGTACACGGTCTGAAGCGCAGATAAACTTTATATTGAATGACTTGGTGCATTACAAGCAGATACAGCTTAATAATGATGTTTTTGAGAGAGTAAAATGACCAATTGGCACGGAGGAAAGGGCAGTGAACAACGAAAAACAAACAGAGCAAAATTTAGCGAAAACTATGACAAAATCTTCAAAAAAGAAGCACAATTGGATGAGAGGGTTCAGCTTGGGTCAGAAAGCAACGGAGGCGGACATAGTCAGAGCCGAGGCGATAATGTCGATTCGATCGTTTCAGAATAAGAGGGTTTATAGATGATTAACTGGGAACTAATAGACCAATATGCCGGTGTAATTGCAATGATTTATATTGGCTTAATGATGTTGTTTGCTTGGCTGGTTTATCGATAAACTCTAGTGCCTTTTTTATCAATAATTAATGCTTGTCTTTTGGGTTTATCGTTAGTTGATACGCTAACATGAACCCAAGAGTCAAATTCTTTTATGACCTGCTCATACGGCAAATCCGAATTAACAATGATTTCCATCAATTCATCAACGCCAATGCTGCACTTTATATCAGCAGCTAGACCAAATGTGTGGTGGCTAGTATCTTTACTACCGACCATGCGGTTTAAGGCTATGCAACGATACCCACTGGTTATTTGTATCGGTTTATCAATTAATTTGCGTAATGGGTCTAAGATTAAATCACAAAGCCGGTTTAGATTCTTAACAATTGCATCAGGCGGAGTGTTATCAATGTCATACCGTGCTGCGGTTTGGCTAAAAGTAAACTCATTTAGATTAAAATATTTCATTTACAGCCTTTAGCATCAACATATCGTGCATAAGAACCGATCCAATCATAGTAAATTTCTTCTTGCGCTTTATCAATACTGATTAAGCCAGAACACGCCATGTGGTGCAGCTTAACTTCCAGCTTATCTTTGTGGTGAGCGTTACACTGGCCGAAATAAGGCTGTAGCATTAAATTCATTTCACTGTTAGAGCCACCTAACCAAAGACTGACTCTATGGTCAATTTCAAAGCTACCGATACCGCCATAAATAGACCAAAAACCATCGCGAGTTTTAATGCGGTTTTTAGTTGCCTGCGAAACATTTCTAATCGTTGATGTCTTGGTTGTGCAAATATCATTGAGGTCAGTTGTCCGAATATGATCAGCATAAACAGGAAAGCATAAAAAGAAGCAGACAGCATACCGAATCATGTTTTATTATTCAGAAAATACGTTGCTACTGTATACACACCGCCCACAACAAACATAATCCCGCCAGCGAAACCTTGATATTTAGCAATCTTTTCTAAGACGCTATTTAAATTATGTTCAATACGTTCTAGCGATTCTTTGTTGTCTGCTTTATCCTCGTTAAGTTCTTTAATTAACGATTCTATGCGTTGTTCTAGCTTAGCCACTCTGCAATCAATGTCAGGCATTATCTTTTAGCCTTGAGCCACGCCACTGCCAGCTCTAAAAGAAGATTAACTACCCATCCGCCTATTTCATAGCCGATTTGTGCAAAACCATCTAACACCTTGGCTTTCTTTTCATCGCCTGATAACCCCGTGTCCTGCATGTCTTTAACTAATGATTTCATCGCGCTGAACTCAGTGCCGCCAGCGATTAATGACGCTAAATTGTCGATCAGAAATGGAATAACTCGCATAATTTAAAACCCACAAATAAAAATGTAATTAATTTCATTGATGGTCATTATCCCATCGACAAAAACAGGTGTCATCATCAATTTAGATGAGCAGCCGTTAATGATGCTGTTTATCAGGTGCGCCAGCAAGGATGGTCCCTAGCACCGTTAAGGCCGCTTGTTGTTCGGGTGTAAACTCCAAGCCCCATGCTGAAGCGACTAGGAATAACCCAGCCCATGTGGAAGTTTCTTTTAGTCTGGTTAGTAAGAAATCTTTAATCATTAGCTTAAGTTTTTAAGTTTATACAAGGTTGATAAATACAAATCGCTTAACGTATCAATTTGATTTTCAATTGCACAAATGCCCTGACTGATTTTGCTGCGGTTTTCATCAATCCACATGACATCTTTAAGCAATAACTCAATCATGTTTTTTGTTTTCACTGGTTCTAAATCCACACTGCCAATTAATTTGAAAGCACCTTGATGGGATTCAACAATAGCGTCGATTGCATCAATTACGCCGTCATAAAACTCACCTAACGCCACATGTTCAGCGTAAGATTTTGTGCGCCAGTGTTGTAAATGTGCAGCGTTGCGACTGGCAAAAACTTTAGCAACTAATTGTTCAATCATCTGTTTCAGCCTGAACTTGTGGAACTGCTTGTTCTTTAATTTTTACAATTAAAGGCTCAACTTGCGCATAAGGCAGATTGCCTAATGCTTGTAAAATACCGTTAACTTCTGCAACTTCTAATTCTAAAGTAATCATTTTTGACCTCGTTTATGCCCAAGGTAATGCTGGGCTGATTAATGGTGGATTGATTTGATTTTCAATTTGATTTGTTACATTTAACTCTAAGGCTGCAACTTGTTCTGCACCTAATGCTGCCTGTGTCCATTGTATAACATCCTGTTCAGTTAATTGGTCAAATGGAATGAAATCCGGCTTATCTAAATCAACTTCAAATGATGCTGTACCGTATACTGAGCCAGTATAAGTGCCGTCAGTGGCAGTTAGTGTCCAGTGAGAAGTAACAACGTAATCAGTCATGCCGTTTACGTTTGGTTTGCAATCTAAAGCTTTAATTGCCCAAGTGTTTGTAATTGTCATAATTTAACCTTCGTATAAAATATTTACTGAACCAGCATCAAACGTATCTGTACCGTTAAGTGTTGTTAATCGCACTCTGTCCAAAGCACCGCCCAGTGTTATGTTTCCGCCGCCAATACCTAAAGCAGCCGTTCCGGTTTTTACTGAATGAGATGAAATCCATAGATTTGAACCAGACAAACAAAGCGTCATTGTCCCAGATGTTACTTCGCCGGCAGTTGTAACATTGATGTTAAAGCCACTTGTTGTTGGTGTAACTCCGGTTGATGGGCCAGCAGCAAATGTTCCGGCTGTTGCAACATATCCTGTTGTTGTTACTGAGCCAGCTCCAATTTGAATTAAAAGATTAGTTCCGGCTGGGGTCGTGCTAACACCGTTAAACATTACTGTAATTTTTTTAACCCAGCTTGGCAAACCAGTAAAATCTATTGAAGTGCCGGAAGTTGTGGCAACAGCAGTTGACAACACCATTCGAGGCATTGCAACACCATCATACTGCATGGTTGCGCCGTTTACTGCTCCTGCAACAGATAAGTTGGTTGCGCCTGGGTCAGTTGTGTTACCAATAGACACACCACCTGATGAAAAAATGCGCATACGCTCAGTGCCGCCAGTGTACATTGCCATTGTTGATGATGCTGGCGTTGTAATTTGCGCATGAGTAGTTGCATCAATTTGTAATACTAAACCTGCTGTTGTGTCAGCTGATGCGTTAGCTCTATTGGTTATTAATTGACCGCCACTAACGTAAATATTGCCGCCTGTAACCTGAAGTTTTTGTGATGGCGCTGTGGCGCCAAAACCAGTATTACCTGAAGAGTCAATAACCTGTCTGACATTTCCCGCACCATCAGACAACACGATGTAGTTGGAGCCTGTATTTGAAATAGGTGCGGCTGCGCCTGTGTAACTACCGATAACTACGTTATTTGATCCTGTAGTGACATTGCCACCTGCGTTATAGCCGATAAATGTATTTGTTAACGCATTTGTTAACAGTTGTCCGGCGCTTGCCCCAACAGTTGTATTACAAGTTCCGTTATATAAATACCGTGATGACAAATCACCAACAGCAGTGTTGAAACTTGCAGTGTTTAGTGTGGCAACTGGAACACTAAAGCCTGAACCTGTGCCGCCAATGCTTGCGGCTGGTGCGGTTAATACAGTGGTAGTGTCTTTAAATGCAGAGCCTGGAGAAGTGATTGTGACCGTAGTTACCGCACCTCCAGATACAACAATAGTAGCTGTTGGGTATGTACCAGCGGTAGAGCCACTTGATAGTGTCATTACAACACCGGTATAAGTGCCGTTGGTGTAACCTGAACCACCAGTAATAGTGCCTAATGTAGCGACAGATGTTGTTGCCGAAGTTAATGCAAATCTACCGAACGCATTATTAAATGCACCAAGAGTATTTACTTGTAATGCGTTATACCCAAATCCGTTATTGTTTTGACCTGTAGTATTATTTCCTAAAACATTTATACCAACGGCAGCATTTAAAGTGCCTGTTGTATTAACTAACAATGCGTTAACACCAATCGCGGTGTTATAACTACCTGATGTGTTATTACTTAATGCCCCATTACCAAACGCAGTATTCTGTATACCTGTGTCATTTAATCTTAATGCTTGATACCCAAAACCTGTATTAAAGTTGCCTGTAGTAACAGCACTTAAAGCACTAACACCAAACGCGGTGTTTGTCGCAACACTAGCTAAACCCCTACCGACAGTCAATCCATTAATCAACGCATCTGAGTTAACTTGTAATAAGTTTGTACCTGAAGCGGCAGCAGTACCAACCAGTAAATAACCTGAGGAATCAAATCGGGCTTTTTCTACAGACGATACAGAAAATACAATAGGCGCAGCCGCTGTTTGGAATATGTTTATATTTCCTGTGCTTGTATTGACTAGATCAAATGAGCCGTTAGCATTAGGTTGTCGGGCAATTCTAGCTTCAAAATCTCCGCCAGCTATCGAATGAAAATCAATGTATGAAATTCCTGCCCCAGATCTTAACCCACCCAGCTCAATAAAAGCCGCGCCTGTAGATACGCCATTACCGGTCTGCATATTGCCCGTATTTACCGAACCATTCACATCTAACAAAACGCTAGGGACTTTGCCGATACCCACGTTACCCGCTGCGTCTTTGTAGATTTGGTTTGAGCCAATATTAACAATACCTGTACCACCAGTCAGTGTGCCGGTGTAAGCTAAGTTAGTAACTTGATAATTATTAGCAGGATTTAAAGATGTTGCAGCTAAGCCTATTAATTGAAATTGAGTGCCATCGTAAATAACTTCAACCACTGCGCCACTTGGTATATCGTTAGCGGTTAATGCTGTTGTGCCAAGTTTAGTAATTGACTTAGCGCCTAAGCTATTAATGTTTAGTGTAACTGCGCCAGTATTAGCGACAGCAGATACAAACCTAAATGTTTGTCCGGCAGCGTAAGCTAATAAAGATGGCGACAATAATCCGGTTATTGTGTCAGCCCCAGAAATTGACTGGATTAATGAAACAACACCTGATTGAACCTGACCAAGTGATGCGGCATGGTTTGCACTAGCGCCATCAGCCAATCCTGTAATTTTATGGCTGCCTAAAGGCAAATCAGCAGTTGCTGGTGATTGCCCATCGCGCGTTACACAGTTAGATAAACCTGTGGCTATGTCTGATAATGTGGTGTTTTGCGTTGAACTTGATATGACAGTACCTGATACAACAGGATTGCCAGATGCTAAGTTAAAAGTTCCAGAGCCGTTGAATGCCATTTAGTTATTCCCCAAAATTATTTGTTATTGCAGTGCCAACTACAGCCGGAGCTACGCCATATTTTTGATTTTTGAAAAACTTAGATATTTCACTTTCTGGCCTACGCAACAATTCCGCTGCTTTTTTAGGGTCAAGCAATATATCTGCAAGTTCATTTTTCATAAGTTGATTTTTAGATTCCACGCCTTTTTCGGCTAAATCAGTCAATATTTCACCAATCAAAGGTATTCTATTAACACCTTTTGCCATCATAGCGCCAGGATAACCGGCAGCTTGTGCTAAATCTTGCATAGCTAAATTTTGAAATGTATTTGAGCCAATTCCACGACCTAATTCGCTTGCCGATGCTTTTCTAGCTAAATCAGCTTGTATGTTTTTTAATGTATCTAATTGCTCAGGTGTCATAGTTCGCTCTAATGTTGCGCCTTTATAACCCGTTGCTTTTCTTGCTGTAACATCGCCTTCGCGTAAAGCTTGTGCAAATTGATTGGCTTGTTCTCTAGTTAACTCTGTGCCTTCAGATAAAGCAGAAATTAGTTTTTTTTCTAATTCCCTGCCAATTTGCATTTGCGAAATGGGTCTAGAAAATTTACTGTATTTTTGTTGTGCTTCCGCATAGGTTGGGATATTAGCGCCACGCCAATTTTCAAACGCATCAATAGTGCCATTTAATGCATTTTGCTGCACTTTTGTTAATGGGTTTTTAGGGTCGCTTTTCATTGCATCTAAGCCAATTTTTAACCAATGCAATGCGTCACCGCTAATTTGC